TTATGATTGGCTGTACAGTTCACAGGGATATGGTTTTGGAGAGTACCAAATAGGATCAGTTCCTTTTCTACAACTAACTGATATTGATGAGTGTCCTCCAGAATATTTAAAACATTTTACTTTTTCATATGCGCCAGGATTTCCCGATTCTCTCTTTGAGTTTGATCCAGAAACAGAAACATACAATGACGATATTGATTTTGTAAGAAATTTTGTAAAGGGTGTTAGGGATAATTTTTATCAGAAAAAGGGAACTGAAAGTTCTTACGAATATTTCTTCAGAACTCTGTACGGAGTTGAACAGTTCGAGGGAAACTGGATTGAATATCCAAAGAAATATATTCTTCGGTTGAATTCAGGGAGACCGTATGGATTTGATTCTATACAGGATGTATCAGGAAGTCCTGTTTGGGAGGCTGGTTTTGGTTGGAAAGATGCCGAGGGAAATATTGGGGAAGGAATAGATTACGACGAACTCTCTCACCTGCAATATAGTGTTCTAAATGTTCACGTTATTCAAGATAGTTACTGGTATCAGGACTTCTCGTATCTGGTGAAAACAGAGGACACAGAGGAAAGCGGTGAACCAACATACATTGAAACCATAGAAGAACTTTTACATCCTGCTGGTCTGCAAGGCTTCTACGAGGTAACATTGGAAGATTATGTTCCACCTGAAGGTTACGATGAAGAATTTGGAATATGTGAAGAACCCATGTTGGGTAATTATTTTCCATATAGACTAAATTCAACGAGCGGATTTACTGGTTGTGTCGGATGTTCTGGTAGTCCATTTGCTTTCGATGGTGTTGGATATGATCATGCTACAGATGATGTTCTTTCTGGATTCAGCGGAGCGACTTTTAATATGCCAACGTATCACTTCCCAAACTGGGCGGAAGGTATAAGTTGCTCACTGGAACCCAACAAGTTCGACGAACATTGTACAGGCGTCCCCGATTTCGGAAGCATATATATTGGAGACTTTATCTACTTGTGTGATGCAGATCAAAGTCCAAACTTAGGAAGAACTGGCTGTACAGGACCAAGACCGGGAGAGGTTACTAATGACTGCAATGCTGGACAATGTTGGAACTGTTAAAGGATAAAATAACACATGGCTAGATATACATCAAAATCAACACCAACTAATTTTTCAGTAGATTCTGCGAGAAGAACTTATGAACAGATTGCTCTTGACAACAACGAGCAATTTGGTGTTGTGTTGGCGGGCGATGTGTCAGATACCACAACAGACAACACACAAAATGATGCATCATCCTTAATAGAGAGG